AAGGGAACTCCAATTCATATTCGTGGAGCACTTCTCTTTAATCATTACATTAAACAAAATAAACTTACAAATAAGTATTCACTTATCCAAAATGGGGAAAAAAATTAAGTTTATCTATCTGAAGAAACCTAATAGTATTCATGAAAATATTATTTTTTTCATTCAGGAATTTCCAAAGGAACTTAATCTTGACAAATACATAGACTATGAACTACAATTTGAGAAAGCATTTCTAGAGCCACTCAAAATCATTCTTGATGCAATTGGGTGGAGCGTTGAAAAAACAGTAAACCTTGAATTATTTTTTGCCTAATGGATTTTCTTAAAGACATTGTAAAAGAAATCGGTGGTGAGTACACACAACTTGCTTCGGATATTGATGAAACTGAAAAGTATGTTGACACAGGTTCGTACATTTTTAATGCACTGGTTTCAGGTAGCATATTTGGTGGTGTATCTGGCAATAAGATTACTGCTATTGCTGGAGAGTCTTCTACTGGAAAGACTTTCTTCAGTCTCGCCGTTGTTAAGAATTTTTTGGATAATAATCCCGATGGTTATTGCCTCTACTTTGATACTGAAGCTGCTATAACTAAATCTCTTCTAGAATCCCGTGGAATTGATACTTCTCGTCTTGTGGTTGTTAATGTTGTCACTGTTGAAGAGTTTCGTGGAACGGCACTCAAAGCAGTAGATATGTACATGAAAAAACCTGAAGGAGAGCGCAATCCTTGCATGTTTGTGCTAGACTCTTTGGGAATGCTTTCTACCAGCAAAGAGATTAATGATGCATTGAATGATAAAGAAGTTCGTGATATGACTAAATCACAACTAATCAAAGGTGCATTTCGTATGCTTACCTTAAAACTAGGTCAAGCAAAAATTCCAATGATAGTAACAAATCACACTTATGATGTTATCGGAGCTTACGTACCAACTAAAGAAATGGGTGGAGGCAGCGGACTCAAATACGCAGCGTCTTCAATCATTTATCTCAGCAAAAAGAAAGAAAAGGATGGAACAGAAGTGGTCGGCAATATTATCAAAGCTAAGACTGCTAAGTCGCGTTTGAGTAAGGAGAACAAAGATGTTGAAGTCCGTCTGTATTATGATGAGCGCGGTCTTGATCGTTACTATGGTCTTTTGGAACTTGGTGAGATTGGTGGACTCTGGAAGAATGTAGCGGGTCGCTATGAGATTGATGGTAAGAAAATTTATGCTAAACAGATTCTAAAAGAACCTGAAGTATATTTCACCGAAGAAGTAATGCAACAGTTGGACGAAATCGCACGCAAGGAATTCAGTTATGGAGAAAGTTGAGTTTCTAATTCTTAGAAACCTTTTACACAATGAGCAGTTTATTAGAAAAGTAATACCTTTCATTAAATCAGAATATTTTGAAGATAGTAATCAAAAGATTGTATTTGAAGAAATTCTTTCTTTTGTTCAAGAATATAATCAACCAGCAACAAAAGAAGTTCTATGTATTGAAGTAGAAAAAAGAACAGATATAAATGAGCAATCTTTTAAGGAAATTGCACAAATCATTTCCTGTCTTGAAGATGTTCCTACAGAGTTTAATTGGTTAGTTGACACAACTGAAAAGTGGTGTCGGGATCGTGCCATTTATTTGGCACTTATGGAATCTATTCATATTGCTGATGGAAATGATGAAAAGAAGAATCGTGATAGTATTCCTTCTATTCTTTCTGATGCTCTTGCTGTAAGTTTTGATAATCATGTAGGGCACGATTATCTTCAGGATTATGAACAACGCTACGAATCTTATCATAAAAAGGAGGATAAAATTGAATTTGATCTTGAATACTTTAATAAAATCACGAAAGGTGGTCTCCCTAACAAAACTCTTAACATCGCTCTTGCTGGTACGGGCGTCGGCAAGTCTCTATTCATGTGCCATGTGGCTAGCTCCGTCTTGCTCCAAGGGAGGAACGTTCTGTACATTACGTTGGAAATGGCAGAAGAACGCATTGCTGAAAGAATTGACGCAAACCTCCTGAATGTCCCTATTCAAGATATTGTAGACCTCCCCAAGCAAATGTTTGAGAACAAGGTCACGAATCTTGCAAAGAAAACTCAAGGAACTCTAATCATTAAAGAGTATCCAACTGCTTCTGCACATGCTGGGCACTTCAAGTCTCTCTTAAATGAACTTGCACTTAAGAAATCATTTAAACCAGATATTATTTTCATTGACTATCTGAACATTTGTTCATCTTCAAGGTATAAGGGCAATAGTAATATCAACTCTTATACCTTTGTAAAGGCAATTGCAGAAGAACTTCGTGGTCTTGCTGTAGAGTTTAATGTTCCTATTGTTAGTGCTACACAGACTACTCGTTCTGGTTATGGTTCTTCTGATGTGGAACTGACCGATACTTCTGAGAGTTTTGGTCTTCCTGCAACTGCTGACTTAATGTTTGCGTTGATTTCTACCGAAGAACTTGAAGGTCTTGGACAGATTCTTGTAAAACAACTTAAGAATCGTTATAATGATCCTACCATTCATAAAAGATTTGTGATTGGTATTGACCGTGCTAAAATGCGTCTTTATGATTGCGAACAATCTGCTCAACAAGATATCCTTGACAATGGAAAGGATGAAGAGTATGATTATGAAGAAAGAAAACCTAAAAAATCATTTGAAGGATTTAAATTCTAATATGACTCAAGTTATTGATACAAACAAATATATTGAATTCGTTCGTCAAACTACAAGTCCAGCAAGCAGTGATTTTGCTCAACTACTTGCTCGTATGACTGAACTTGAAGCAACTAATGATGCTGATGTTCCGCGTCTTCTTACTGCTGCTCTTGGTATGAGTGCTGAAGCGGGGGAGTTTACTGAGGTTGTAAAAAAAATCATCCTTCAAGGTAAACCATACAATGAAGAGAATGCCTTTCACTTGAAGCGTGAACTTGGAGATATCTGTTGGTATCTGTCTCAAGCATTTATGGCACTCGATACTAACTTCGAAGAAATTCTTAAGATGAACTATGAAAAACTGAGTGCTCGTTATCCTGAAGGAGCATTTGATGTTTATCGTTCTGAAAATCGTAAGGAGGGAGACCTGTGACTAAAGAAAAACAAGTAGCAATTAAAATGGATGCTCGTACAGCAGCAGCAGTTCGTCAAGTTTTGTTTGACGCACAAAAAGGATATACTTATGATGAAGTAAGTGTTCCTCCTCGCGTCTCTGATATTCGTGGAGTTATTCAACAACTGGATGATAATATTGCTGCCGTTCTTGGTGTTTGACCCTTCGGGGTCTTTTTTTTATAAATAACTAAAAAAGTATTTGTAAAAATGGATTCTAAAATTTTTAGAGAGGCAGCTCTTGCATATCAAGCAGTTTATGATGAGGAACTCCGCCAAGAGATTAAAGAGCAGCAAGAATTTGAGAACTGGGTCAATTCTCTTATTGAAGAAGGTTATGACCTGAGTGAGTATACTTGGGAAGAGATGTATGAGGCATATTTGAGCGAAATTCCCACATCAACACAGATGGGTGGAAAACCTGCACCTGCAGCAAAACCACAAGCACCTGTAATGACTGCATTTTCTGCTGGTGGTGGTAAAGCAAAAGTTCAAAAATTAATGAAAACTGGAATGAGTGGTGTTGAGGCAAACAGAAGAGTCTCTACAACTGGTGAATATCTCCAAAAGCAAGCAGCAAAACCCCCTGCAGCAAAACCAGCAGCAAAACCAGCAGCAAAACCAGCAGCAAAACCAGCAGCAGCAAGACCAGCAGCAGCAAGACCAGCAGCAACCCCAGCAGCAAGACCAGCAGCAGCAAAACCAGCGCCAACTGCTCCTGCAACAAAACCAGCACCAACCGCTGCAGCAAAACCAGCTCCTGGAACAAAGGCAGCAGGTCCAGAATCAATCAAACCAAAAACTCCAAATCCTTTAATGCAAAAGACATTTGGATATCAAACTGGTAATGCTCCAGATCAACAAAAAGCAAAAGCTGATGCTATTGTAAAGAGTGGTGCCGTTGCAGCACTAAAACCAACCCCAGCAGCAGCCCCTGCTCCAGTAAATAAGGCAACTGGTTCCAAAAAGCCAGGAAGTATTGTTTCTGGATTTGATATGTTCGATATTGTAAAAGGATATTTGCTCGATGAAGGATATGCTGAAACTGAAGAGGCAGCAATCGCTATTATGGCAAATATGAGTGAAGAGTGGAGATCTGAAATTATTTCTGAAGCAGAAGGTTCATACGGCGAAACTCCAAAAGCATATAGTGCAGCATTAAAAACCAAGATGACTGCAAAGAGAAAGCCATTCTTAAAAGCAATGCAAAGGAGAACCAATCCTGCCAACAGAAAGGATGCTTATGGTTCTCCAAGAAAGGGTCTAACTGCCGATGATAGAGAAAGAGCAAGAGCAGGTTCTGCTCACGGTGTAGGAACTCGTGCCGACCACGATTATCCTTCAGAGGGTCCTGGTGGAATTACTAAGAATCCTAAGAAACTCCGTAAGCAAAAAGCAATGGGTGAGCACGACTGATAAATAAGTCGGAAGGTTGCTCTAACCCCTTGACTTTTCAGTTGAGGGGTTTTATAATATCTAAACACGGGGTGTTCGTATAACGGTTATTACTCTGGATTTGCATTCCAGCAATAAGGATTCGATTTCCTTACACTCCATACAGAATAATAAATACTTGAAAGAGTATTTGTATAAATGGCTGGCGAACAGGGGTTTATCTACGAAGGTAAAATTCATAGAAAATTGTTGTCTAAAAAATTAGTGCCTCCGGGATTTACTCCAGCAGGTTCTGATTCTAATGCACCAGACGCAATGTTTTTATATAATAAAAAACCATATAAACTTGAAGTAAAACTTGATTTGAAAGCCGATTATGGTCAAGGAACCTTAGAATATCAGAATGGAAGATGGGTTCTTGGTGGAGCAAAAACTGCCGCAGCTGAAGAACTTAGAAATTTAATGAGAACTGTTGGCATTGAAAATTTTGCAAATAAGCAATGGGGACCTAAAGGACCACCAAATAAAGGAATCATTGATAATAAAGCAATGACTGATGATATGGTAAAATCTGACTATGCGAGATTTACTGATGCATTTTTACCAATTAAATCAAGTGCTTTATGGGGTTACTATGGTTCTAAACAAACTTATTATATTCAAATTGGTGGATATGGATTATATTATATGGCAGCAAACCCTGCCGGTCTTCCAGTTCCTCAATTTAATCCTGGTTTGAGAATTAGATTGAGGTTGAAAAGAGGTGGGAGTGGAACAATCTATAATTATAGATTTACAACCGCATTGCAAATCACAAATAAACCACCAAAATCAAAGTATGATATTGATAAAGGAGTTGATTTTTTACTTGCACAATATGCAAAGTAATAAATAACTAAAAGACAGGTAAGTGCGTTAAAATACATTGATGAAAAATTTCTTTCAGTTTTTGTCTGAGGCAACACAATCGCAAGCAGCGATGCAAGCGAAAAAACTTGGATTGGTTGGTGATGGTCATGGTGGATGGATTGACCGTTCCGGTAAAGTCATTGCGAGAACGGAGAAGGGGAAACTTAAATATATTGATGGTCGCCAAGCAAAAGGTGCAAAACAACCAGAGACACAAGCACCTCAAGCAGCACAAGCACCATCTCCTCAACCAATCGCTACAGCACAAGAACCTGCACCACAACCTCAAGCAGCACCAGGACAAGAACCCGAAGAGCAACCTGCAGAAGAACTTCCACCACTCACTGTTGTATTTGGTCGCTTCAATCCACCAACAGTGGGGCACGAAAAACTTCTCAAGTCAGCAAAGAGAATTTCTGCCGGTGGAGATATTAAGATTTATCCTTCAAGGTCTCAAGATCCAAAGAAGAATCCTTTAGACCCTGATAGTAAAGTTTCTTATATGAAGAAAATGTTCCCTGAGTTCGAGGAGAACATTATTAATGATAAGGAAATGAAGACAATTTTTAATGTTCTCATTACCGCTAATGAAGACGGGTATACTAATGTCAATATTGTTGTTGGTTCAGATAGGCAAGCAGAGTTTGAAAATCTGGCACAAAAGTATAATGGAGAACTTTATACCTTTGATCAAATTAGGGTAATCTCTGCTGGTGTTCGTGATGCTGATGCTGAGGGTGTTGAGGGAATGTCGGCATCGAAGATGAGAAAGGCAGTTATTGATGGCGATTTTAAATCTTTTAGAAGAGGCACTCCAAAGTCTCTTGATGATGCAGAAACTCAAGGTTTATTCAATGCTGTTCGTCAGGGAATGGGTGTTAAAAAGTCAGCAATCAAAAAGGAAAGTTTTGCTTTATGGGAGATTGCTCCAAAGTATGATATGAGAAATCTTCGTGAGAATTATGTGAGAGGTAAAATTTTCAGAATCGGTGATAAAGTTCAAAACCTTAATACTGGTTTGATTGGTGAAGTAATGCGTAGGGGAACCAATCATTTAATCTGTGTGACTGAAGAGGGTTATATGTTTAAGTCTTGGATTAAAGATGTGATGGAATATACCGAAGTTCAAATGGATAGTCCAATGAGAGACGAAAAGCATCCAAATACTCTTGTTGGTACATTGGGGGCATTTAAGCATTATGCATCAAAAACTCCCGGTGCAGTGGGAACTAATAAACAATATTTGCAGAAGGGTGGCAAGGCTT